AGCACCAGCACCAGCACCAGCACCACCAGGATTTGGAGCACCAGCACCAGCGCCAGCAGAAGGACTATTTGGAGCACCAGCACCAGCACCAGCACTAGCACCAGCACCAGCACCAACAACAGCAACACCATTTGGAGCACCAGCACCAGCAGAAGCACCACCAGCACCACCATATGTACCACCAGCACCACCAGATGCACCACCAGCACCATCAGCACCGCCAGATGCACCACCAGCACCACCAGATGCACCACCAGCACCACCAGCACCACCAGCACCACCAGATGTACCACCAGCACCATCAGCACCACCAGCACCATCAGCACCACCAGATGCACCACCAGCACCACCAGATGCACCACCAGCACCATCAGCACCACCAGATGCACCACCAGCACCACCAGATGCACCACCAGCACCAACAGGAATATCGGGAGAAGGAACAGACTCAGATTCAGAATCAGAATCAGAAGAAACAGATCCAGAAGATAATAAAAGTAAAACTAATAATGATCCATTTTTAAAAACTAATAAAGAAGTTCAAAATAAAATAATTGAATTATTAAATTTATTATCAGAAGAATTAGAACAACCAGAAAAAAAAACAAGAATAAATAAAAATATAAAAAAAATTAAAAAATTATATGAAAAATTAAATAAATTAAATATAAGTGAAAATAAATCTTTTGAAATTAAAAAAGATCCTAAACGTGTAAATTTAACATTATACTTTGATGATCATGGAAGACCAGAAATAGGAGCTATGTCTGAAGGTAAACCAGAAGGAGAAGGAGTATCAGGCAAAGGAGTATCAGGCAAAGGAGTATCAGGCAAAGGAATATCTGGCGAAAAACTATCTGGAATATCCGGCGAAAAACTATCTGGAATATCTGGCGAAAAACTATCTGGAATATCCGGCGAAAAACTATCTGGAATATCCGGCGAAAAACTATCTGGAATATCCGGCGAAAAACTATCTGGAATATCCGGTGTAAAAGCAAAACGACCAGAAGCAATTTTAGAAGTTAAAAGTAATGGCGGAAGTGTAACTGAAAATGGTAAAAATATGACAAATCAATGTTTTTGGATATCTATTAGAGATTGGTTTAATATAAAAAACAAAAAATTAAAAGATTTAGTTTATAAAGATGACAAAGAAAAGGCTAAAATTAATCCGAATAACAAGGTTAGTGTTACTGAATTAAAAAAAGCTTTTGGTTGTAAGTATAACGAAAAAGGTGAATCTATAGAAGGTAATTGTAATAATAATAATAATATGATAGATTTTGTTACTAATATTGATTTTACAAATCAAAAAGAAGTTAAAGAAACTTTTAATGTTGGAATAGATGATTTTGCTAAAAGAAATAAGATATATATTCGTATTTTTTATATGAGTAATAATCATTTAAAAATAAACATACCAAATGATAATAATTGGCTAGAAAACTCCAGATTAACTGATTATGGTGATATAAAGGATATAAATAATTCAATATGGATTTATGCTACTACAAATCATTTTGAACTTATAACTAATTATGATTCACATACTGGAATTAAATATGATCTGAATACAACAAATTCTACTAAAATTGATGGAAATAATTCAAGAAGTTATAATAGTAAGAATAACCTTGTAAAAATAACTGATAAATTAAATGATATATATATAAAAAATGAAGAAATAATAAGAAAAATAGTGGCGGAGGGGGGAACACAAGAAATGATTCAAAATAAAATTAAAGAACAATTAAAAAATTACAATGATGATGACATAGAAAAGATATTAGTACAACATGTTATGACAGAATCAACAAAAAAACCAATGAAAGCAGTACCTAAGGGTGGAGGTAAATTTTCAAAAAAAAAAATAAGAGATAAAAAAAATAGAACAAAAAAAGGTGGATTAGGATTATCAACTTATTCCTGGTTAACTGAATTAAGTTATAAAACAAAATCATTAGCTCCAAATAAAATAAAATTAAATGTTTAAACAAAAAAAACACAAAATAATAATATTAAATTTATAATTTATAAATTTAATTTATAAATTTAATATATAAATGTTTGATAAAAAAAGTATTTTAGATTTTGAATGTGTAAAAGAACTTTTATCATTATCAACATTAATTTATGATTTTGGAGTTAATTTAATATTATCAAAAGATACTAGTAATAATTTAAATTTTTCTACAATTGATATATCAAATTTAAAAATAAATAATTTGCAAAAAAAAACAATTAAATGAAATTATAAAAGAATCACCAAAAGCAGAATTATATAAATTTTATGATTTAAAATCAGGTAATCAAGTTGGTATAACTATTAGTCATATAAAAAAAAGAATAGTATTTATTTTTAGAGGTTCAAATGAAATTAATGATTGGTTACATAATTTTTTACTTTGTAAGAGAGAAATAAAGAAAAATTGCTATGTTCATTTAGGTTTTTATAAATTTCTAATTTCTAATAATTTATTAAACAATTTAATAATAGATTTAAAATATTTAATAGAAAAATATGATTATGATATTCATATAACAGGCCATAGTTTAGGTGGTGGGTTATCTACTTTATTTGGTTATTTAATATGTGATATAATAGATAAAAATATTACAATAACAACATTTGCTAGTCCACGTGTAGGTAATTATGATTGGGCACAAGATTTTAATAATAAAAGTAATTTAAGATTATATAGAATTGTAAATAATCGTGATATTGTTACTGCTGTTCCTTATTCATTTTTTTATCATGTTGGTAATTATATTTTTATAGATAAAAATAAAATGATTTATGAAAAATATAATACATTTTATGATAAAAATAATATTATATATTCATTTAACCCATTTGATCATAATATAGAGCAATATTATGATAATCTTTTAAAATGTAAATGGTGTAAAATAAGTGAAATACTTTAAATTTATTTTAATTCTATTAATTTTTTATAGGAAGATTCAAAATAATGATTTATAATAAAAGATAGAAAACCAATTATAACATCAATTAATAATGGCATATATGCATAATTATTTTTATTAAAAGCTAAATAAGCAAAAATAAAATAGAATAGAGAATGAATTGGTCTTAAATTATGCCACCATGCGTTTTGATTAAATGTACTTCCTTTTTCTTTTTTTAAAATAAAATTGTATATAAATCCTATCGCAACTATAATAGCTATAAAACCTAGATAAGGCAAATATTCTATATTTATTTTTTTTGTTATATAAACTAATAAAAGTCTAATTGGTATGCATAATAATAAAAATCCAATAAATCTTTTATGAATTGTATTCATATTATATATAATTATATATATTATATAAATATATTTATAATTTACCATCTATTTTTTTTTACATTAATTTTTGGTCCTTTTTTACCAGTTTGAGAATTAGGATCATATATTTCTTCTTCATCGTCTGACGCTATATCTTTAGATAATTCCCAAAATTCACGCGAACCTAATTTAAAGTCTTTGTGTGATTCTGCTTTATACCAAAATATTTGTTCATTTAATTTATTAGACTTTACATTATTATTAATAACTAAACATTCATAATTTTCAGTACATTGATCCATTACCTGACAAAAACTTTCAAATGTTGGAAACATACCAGCATAATTCTCATATATACGACGACGATTTGCAATATAAGGTTCTCGTAAAATAAAAACATAATCAATATTAGTACGAAGAACTGGTGGTATGCCTAATGGATATTGCATAGTAATAATTAACATAATTTTCCAATGTCGTCCATTCATAAAAAGTAAACGCATCATTTTATCTCTTGTCCATTTATCATCGAACAAACAATCATCTAAAATAACAAATGCTCTTGGATCAATATTACTTTTTTTATAACTATCTAATTGTTTCTTTACTTCTTTTAAAACATGTCTCTGTCTTTTTAAAATATTTTCAATTATAACTTGATTATATTCATCATGAATAAATAATTTGGGAACATGACTACTATAAAACCCATTTCCAGCTTCTGTACCCGAAATTACTGTTCCAATTGGAATATCTTGATGATAAAATAATAAATCACGTACTAAAAAACTTTTACCTGTATCCCGACGACCAATTAAAACAATAACAGGACCAGCATTTTCATCTGGTTTAAATGTTATTTTTTTCATATCAAATTTTTTTAATTGCAAAGTCATTATATGTAAATATAAGAAATTATATTTTCTAGTAATACGCTAAATTAGTTAAAAAATAATTAATAATATATATTATTTAGTAAAATGGAAATTAATTATAAAAAAATTGATAATAACAAATTATTTAAAGATTTTGAAAAAAGTGAATTTTTAAATTTATTTAATACTCAAAACTATATTCCAATATATAATAATTTTTTTATATTAAATGAAAAAAATTATAATAATATAAATTTAAATAATGTTAATATACTATCTGGTATAAATTATAAAATTAATGAAAATATTTATAACTGTATAATTGATAATTCAAACATAAAAATTAATAAAGATGTATTTTTTAAATTATCTGGAATACTTGATCCTTATAAATATCTTGCGGGAAAATATAATTTAGATGATAATATTTTTATTTTACCTAAATTAAATAATGATAAAAATATATATAAAAAAGTTACATTATCAAATAATTCATCATATATTGATGCATTTTTTTCATATTTAACTAGTATTTTACTTAATAAAATGAATTTTATACATGGTACAGATTTTTATGGTTCATTTATTGGTATAAAAAATAATTATTTACTAGATATATGCGATGAAATAGATAGTTATTCTTGTAATAATTTTTTTCAAAATCATATTAATAAATTATTTAAATTTACAAATTCTGATTATGAAAAAATTATAAATAATTTTTCTAAAAGTAATAAAAAAAGTATAAATATTGGTGAGGACTTATATGATAATAGTAATTTATTAATTACTGAATTAAATATTTCTAATTTAAACAAAAATAATAATTTTATTTTAGAAAACAATGAAATTAATTTAGAAGAAATAATTAATTTTAATAAAAGTTGTAATAATTCTAATAATTCTAATAATTCAAGTAATTCAGAATATTCATCTAGATCATCAAATACAAATAAATCAAATAATTCCGATAGTAATTCTGATAGTAATTCTGATAGTAATTCTGATAGTAATTCTGAATCAAGTAGTAGCAGTGAATTAGAAAATATTATGATATCAATTAATCAATTTCCTATACAAATTATAGCATTAGAAAAATGTAAAGACACATTTGATTCATTACTTACAGAAGATAAAATAACGAATGAAGAATTGGGATGTATTATAATTCAAATTTTAATGATTTTAATTACATATCAAAAAATGTTTAGTTTTACACATAACGATTTACATACAAATAATATAATGTATATTGAAACTGATAAAGTATATTTATATTATAAAATAAATGGTAAACATTATAAAGTAAATACATTTGGTAAAATATTTAAAATAATTGATTTTGGAAGATCTATTTATAAATTCAAAGAAAAATTAATGTGTAGTGATAGTTTTAATTTTGATGGTGATGCTAATACCCAATATAATTTTGAACCTTTTTACAATAAAAATAAACCATTTGTTGAACCTAATTATAGTTTTGATTTATGTAGATTAGGTTGTTCTATTTATGATTTTATAAGTGAAAAATATGAAAATATGAAACAAATTAAAAATCCAATTCATAAAATTATAATAAATTGGTGTAATGATGATGACAATAGAGATATATTATACAAAAATAATGGGGAAGAAAGATATCCTGACTTTAAATTATATAAAATGATATCTAGAAAAGTACATAATCATAAACCAATTAATGAATTACAAAATTCTTATTTTGATAAATTTATAGTTCCAAAAAAAGCAATAAAAAAAGGGTCTTTTATATGGAACATTGATGAATTAGAACATCAATAAATAAAAACAATTCATTTATTATACATAAATAGTATTAATTATATTATTTATGTATCTATACTTTATCTTCAACTAGCGATTACTCGCTTTCGCACATCAGAAATGAGGATACTGCTCGTCCTCATCACCGTTGTTCTGGTTCTGGTTCTGGTTCTGGTTCTGGTTCTGGTTCTGGTTCTGGTTCTGGTTCTGGTTCTGGTTCTGGTTCTGGTTCTGGTTCTGGTTCTGGTTCTGGTT